TGAGAAACAAAAGGGGCGGGAGAAGAGATACCTCGGGCTCTTCTGTTCGCTGATCTGCCGCACTCAGTGGGCAAAGTCAGAAAAGCTCGGTCAATACGCACCCCGCCCTCCAGCGTCGCCCAGCTCGCCGCTACCTCCTGATCATCCAGTGCGGATGATCGGCAAGTCTTGCCCGGTCGAGTACCGAGAGTGCGAAGAGTGCGGGCAAACCATAACGAATCCACGCAAGCAGTACCTCTGCTCGCTCCGCTGCCAGAATCGGCGTCGCAATAAGCGCAATAAGGCCAGGGGGAAGTCGAACACTCGCAGGCTTTGGAAGCACATAGAAGCGGCTTACGGCACCGATTGCATCGTTTGCGGTGACCCGGTCGACCTGTCCGCGCCACCCACCCAGCTTGATTCACCGACTGTCGATCATGTCCTGGCTCGCAAGAACGGCGGCACGGACGCCGTCGAGAACCTTCGCTTTGCTCACCTCTACTGCAACTCGTACAAGCGCGACCTTGATCTTGCGGAGGTTGCGTGCTGATTGTNNGGCCCGTTCGCGCAAGGCGTTCGGGACCTCGACGTGGCGCAACGCTGCGGGAGGAGCACCGATATGCCGAAGGGTGGAGCACGTACCCGTTCTGGGCCTGCGCCTGATCCGAATGCGTTGCGTCGTGAGCGCGACGGGGATCAGTGGCGAGAGCTTCCTGCCGCTGGGCGTGATGGCGAGTTGCCGGAATGGCCGTTCCCTGATCAGTCTGAGGCTGAGCGGGAGCTGTGGTCTGATCTTTGGCGGTTGCCGCAGGCGGTGGTGTGGGAGGAGCAGCTTCAGCATCTCCAGGTCGCTTTGTACTGCCGGCGGTTTGTTGAGGCTTCTGCGCCGAAGTCTGCAACGTCGTTGTCGACGTTGGTGAAGCAGCTTGCTGAGGATTTGGGTTTGTCGCTGTCGGGGATGGCTCGGAACCAGTGGCGGATCGGTTCGTCTGATAGGCCGAAGGCGAAGCCGGCTGCTCGCCGTTCTTCGTCGAAGGCGAAGTTGAAGGTCGTTGCGGGTGACGGCTGACGAGTGGGTTGTTGCCTGGCCGACCTTGGGGTTTCTGGTTGCGGATTGGGTTGAGGCCCACTGTGTTGTTCCGGACGGTGACCTTCGTGGTTCTCCGTTTGAGATGTACCGGTGGCAGCTTTGGTGTACGGCCAACCATTATCGGGTGAGGGCGGAGGCTGAGTCTGGTCAGCGGTCGACGGCGTTCACGTACCGCCGGTCGCAGGTTGTTGCTCCGCAGAAGACGGGTAAGGGTCCGTGGTCTGCGACGATCATTTCGGCTGAGGCTGCCGGTCCGGTCCTGTTCGCAGGTTGGGCGGGGAAGGACGACGGGTACGCCTGCTCTGAGAACGGGTGCGGGTGCGGGTGGGAGTATCCGTACGATCCGGGTGAGCCGATGGGCCGTTGTTGGCCGACCCCGCTGGTGCAGTTGTTGGCGACCGCTGAGGATCAGGTCGCGAACGTGTATCGGCCGTTGCAGTCGATGATCCGGCTGGGGCCGTTGGGCGACCTGATGCGGGTGGGCGAGGAGTTCATCCGGCTGCCGAATGATGGCCGGATCGACGTGGTCACCTCGTCAGCTACCTCAAGGCTTGGTCAGCAGGTCACGTTCGCGTTGCAGGACGAGACGGGCCTGTACACGAAACAGAACCGGATGATCCGGACGGCTGAGACGGTCCGTCGTGGCCTGGCGGGCATGTCGGGCCGGGCGGTTGAGACGACGAATGCTTGGGACCCGTCGGAGGATTCCACGGCGCAGCGCACGTCTGAGTCTCGCCGTGAGGACCTGTTTCGTTTCCATCGTCTGCCGCCGGCCAAGCTGTCGTATCGGAACAAGAAGGAGCGGGCACGTATCCACCGGTACGTGTACGAGGGTTCTGACCATGTCGACCTTGACGCTATTGAGGGTGAGGCGGCGGAGCTGCTTGAGAAGGACCCGGAGCAGGCCGAACGGTTCTTCGGGAACCGGCTGGTGCAGGGTGCTGGGGCGTGGCTGGACGACGGGGTGTGGGAACAGGCCCTGGATGATTTCGACGTCCCTGACGGGACGGCGGTGTGTGGCGGGTTCGATGGGTCTGAGGTTGACGACTGGACGGGTATCCGTCTGGAGACGTTGGATGGCCGGCAGTTCACCCCGACGTACGGGCCTGATTCGCGTCCGACGCTGTGGGACCCTGCGGCGTGGGGTGGACGTGTTCCGCGTGGTGAGGTTCATGCGGCGGTGGACGAGATCGCACGCCGGTATGAGCTGGTGCGGTTCTACTGTGACCCTCGTGATTGGCAGACCGAGATTGAAGGGTGGGCGCTCGCCCACGGCGACCGCGTGTTCGTGGAGTGGGCGACCTACCGGATCACGCAGATGCACCAGGCACTGGTCAGGTTCGTTGTCGACTTGGGGTCTGGCCGTCTGAAAACGGACCGTTGTGAGGTGACCCGGCTGCATGTCGGGAACGCCCGCAAGGTTGCGAAGCCGTCAGACCGGTATCTGATTGGGAAGCCGTCTCAGAACCGCAAGATTGACATGGCGATGTCGTCGGTTTTGGCGCATCAGGCTGCTGCAGATGCGGTGGCTTCGGGCGAGGGCCAGACCGACCATGAGTGGGCGTACACCGCGTAGAAGGGTTGCCGATGCCGCTGACAGAACCGGAGGCGGCAGCCCTCGTAGACCGTTTGTCGCGTGAGCTGCAGAACCGTCAGGGTTTCATTGACCGTTGGGACCGTTACTACCGGGGCGAGCAGCCGTTGGCGTATGCGTCGTCTGAGTGGCGGACGTTTCACGCTGACCGGTACAAGGACCATTCTGACAACTGGTGTGGGGTGGTTGCTGATTCCCCGGCGGAACGGAACGTTGTTGCGGGTATCCGTTTGCCGTTGGATGGTGCTGGGACGTTGGCTGCGGAGACGGACGACGAGCTGTGGCGGGTGTGGCAGATCAACGAGGGTGACGCTGATTCGTCGGCGGGGTTTGTTGATGCGAACGTGTCGTCGCGGGTGTTCGTGCTGGTGTGGGGGGACAGTCCGGTCGAAGTGACGTGGGAGTCGCCCCGCGAGATGATTGTGGCGTACGAGCCGGGTTCGCGCCGCAAGCGGACGGCTGCGTTGAAGATGTGGCGTGAGGACGACAACACCGAGTACGCGACGTTGTATCTCCCGGATGAGGTGTGGAAGTTCCATCGGAAGACGTCCGTGCTGGACATCCACATGCCGGGCGTTGACCTGTTGAAGTGGCGTCCCCGCGAACTGGCGTTGGAGCCGAATCCGCAGCCGAACCCGATGGGTGAGGTTCCGGTGGTGGAGTTGCAGAACCGTCCTCGGCTGGATGGGACGTGCCGGTCGGAGATCGACGGTGTCGCCGCAACGCAGGATGCGATTAACCTGCTGTGGGCGTACCTGTTCACCACGGCCGATTTCGCGTCGTTCCCGCAGCGTGTGGTGATGGGGCAGTCCCCACCGAAGGTTCCTGTTCTCAACTCTGACGGTGAGGTCATCGGCGAGAAGGTTGTCCCGCTAGAGAAGTTCATGCAGGACCGGATCGTGTGGCTGACCGGCCAGAACGCTTCGATAGGTGAGTGGAAGGCTGCGGCCCTCAACCAGTTCACCGACATCGTCGAGGTCAGGTCGGGCACCTCGCCGCACAGACCCGCACCCCGCAGCACTATCTGGTTGGGAAGATGGCGAACCTGTCTGCTGAGGCGCTGGTCGCGGCAGAGTCTGGGCTTGTCCAGAAGGTCCGTGAGCAGCAACTGTTTTATGGGCCGCGCATCCGTGAGGTGTTCCGCCTGGTTGCGTTGGCGAAGAACGACCGTGCGAAGGCTGAGGCGGTCGCTGCCGGTCAGGTTGTGTGGAAGGACGCCGAGTCACGGTCTGAGCAGCAGATGGCGGACAAGATCATCAAGTTGCGGCAGGCCGGGTTCCCGTTCAAGTGGCTGATCGAGGAGTACGGGGTGTCTCCGACTGAGGTTGGCCGGATCATGGAGATGAAGAAGGCCGAACTTGAGGAGGCGTCGCGGGCTGATATTGCTGCGATGATGGGGGACCCGACGGGTGTGCCGGATGACGAATGACGGTCCGTCAGGAGGTTGACCGGTTCCGTCGTGAGCAACGCCAGGCGATCACGCAGACCACTGCCGGTGTATTGGATGTCTGGCGTCGGGTCGACCGTGACGATGTCATCAGTTCGTGGGGGCGGCTTCTTCCCGAGGCGTTCGCGCTGGTGGAGGCCGGGCAGCAGACCGCAGCACGGTCGGGGGCGGGCTACGCCGCTTCGGTGATCGCGGCGCAAACAGTCCCTCAACCTGTGGGGCAGGTCCAGTCAGCGTCGCTGTCGGGTGTTGCCTCTGACGGCCGTCCGCTGGAGAATCTGCTGTCTTTGCCGGCCCACCAGACGGTCGGGCGGATCGGTAACGGTCAGCCGGCGGGGGAGGCGTTGACGTCGGGGCGACGGCAGTTGGGGCGGCTGGTGGTCACCCAGGTTGCGGATGCTGGACGTCAGGCTGCTTCGGTTGGGATGGTGCAGGACCGTTCGGTGTCGGGCTATCGGAGGCAGATCAGTCCGCCAGCGTGTGCTCGCTGCGCTGTTCTGGCGGGCAAGTGGTTCCGCTGGAATGCCGGTTTTCAACGTCACCCTTCGTGCGAGTGTGTGCATGTGCCGGCGGTTGGCCCGAAGGCTGACGCCGCAGGGTTGGAATCGTTTGACCCTTCGGCCTATTTCGAGTCGTTGGATGCAGTCCAGCAGGACCGCATCTTCACCAAGGCGGGGGCAGAAGCGATCCGTGATGGTGCCGATATGGCGCAGGTCGTGAATGCCCGCCGCGGCATGAGGTCCACGTCGGCGTACGGCCAGAAGGTTTCGACAACTCTTGTGGGTACGCGGTCTCCCGGGGTCAGGAACACGTCTTTTCTTCGCGCAATGCGGGCGGAGACGGGTCCTCAGACGAACGTCCGGCTGATGCCGGAACAGATTTACCGGGATGCGAACGGAAACCGCGAGTTGGCGATCCGTCTGCTGGGCCGGTTCGGCTATCTCGGTTGACCGCAACGGTCGACCTCGACTGGAAAGGGACGCGCAATGCGTCATGTTGGCTATGTGACCGATCCTTCTACGGGGCGACGTTTCGCGGTCCCGGCGGGTGGTGCTGAGGATTCCGCAACGGTGGAGGCCGACCCGGCTACTGAGCCTGAACCGGAGTCAGAGCCAGACCCGGAGGCGCAGCAGGAACCTGATGGCGACGAAGGTGACGCGCCGCTAGGTGAGGCTGGCGAGAAGGCGTTACGGGAGTTCAAGAAACGTGCTCGAGAGGCCGAGCGCGAACTTCGACGTTTGCAACAGCAGCAGGCAAAGCCGGACGAAGACACGTCCGACCCGGAAGAACTGCGGAAGCAGCTCCGCGAAGAGATTAAGGCTGAGGCAGCCAAGGACCGTGCACTCGACAAGGTCGAGGCGAAGGCTGCCCGCAAGTTCCACAACCCCGATCTGGTCCGCAAGCTTCTTGCCGACCAGGCAGACGATTTCCTCGACGCG